CAAGTAGCTCTTGCTTGAAGCTGTTGCACATTGCTGTAGTAATAGTACCCATGAGAATGTCCTTATGTTAAATGCACAAAGAGGCTACCGAAGCAGCCTCTAAGTTTATCTTATGATTATGCAACGTTGTAGATAGCTGACACCAATCCTTGTGGGCGTAGAATTTTACGTCCATAGAGGTGCATACCACGTACAATGTCTGCAAATGAGTCGGGATCTCTATAGTTCTCAACTTTGTTCATTTGCTCTGCAGTCGCTACAGCTTCTTGCTGTCCAGCTAAGATTACACCGTAGTGTGCATCTTGAGCTAGTGCGCCAGCGTGAGTTGGACCATTACCTTTTGCAGGTAGGTTGTTTGAAACGTACACTTGAAAACCGTGAATGTTTCCTGCAACCAATCCGTTTTGTAGACCTGATCCACCGAAGTCTGCATTGAGAAGACGTGAGTCTTCATCTTTTAGCATTTCCATGAATACTGGATCTACGACCAACCAACGTCCACGTGAGTCAACGTTTGCTGTGTCCATTTGACGTGCCATACGTGCGACAACTGTCAATGGTGATACAGTGGCTGTTGATAACGCAGTTGCACCAGGCAAACGTGTTGCCATTGGGATAGAATCCCCAGTAGCGTATGCTGTTGATGCAGCGTCTGCTGACCCTAATGCGCCCATATCAGTAGCGTCCAACTGGTTAGTCTTTAAAAATTCACCGTTGATTTCACTTGATGTTGGGTGCTGTGCATCCCCTGAAGTTGTAGTAATTAATGCCCCAGCGGTGCTGTAGCCTGACATGTAAGAAAGAACATCTACGTCAATAGCGTCTGCCATTTTGTAGGCTGCTCTGTCTGCTGCTAGACTTACGAAGTCAACATGAGAGAACTGCTCTTCGATGTCATCCATTTTAAAAGCAAAGTAGTTAGCTTTGTCAATGGTGAGTGAGAAATCCTGATCGTCTAACTTCTCTACAGATATATTTGTGTGACGCTGTAAAGCGTTAACAGTTACATCTGGTTCTTTTTGGATGCGTACAACGTCACCCTGATTTGCAATATCACCAAAGTATGAGTTGTTGGTGATTGCGCTTACTACAGACGATTTGCGTAATGCAATTTGCGCCTGTTTGGAAAACATTATCGGGCTGAAATTGCCGTTAAAGCCTCCACTTGCTGATGTAATAGCCATAGTTAAAATCTCCTTTATAGATATGGCGTGGGGTTAGTACACTACATATCCACCATGAAGAGGCCAACGTCTTCGGGTAGTCCATAAAGGGGCCGATTATTTTGGGTAAGTCTTTTGTGTGGCTAGTGCTTGATTAAGCATACACACTAATGTTGTGTATATGCCATAGTTGTATCTACGATGCTAAGAATGTCAACTACTTTCTTGATACATCGTAAATAAATCTTCCATTACGTTGAGCGTCCAGAATCTCTTCTTGTCGTTTCTCATATTCTTTGATTGACATTGCAGCTACTTCTGATTCACGAATTTGTCCTGCTGCTTCATCTGGCTCTGGTGCTGCATTGCTTTTTGTTTTAACTGAAGATGCTGCTGCTTTCTCTGAAGGGTTAGCTTTCTTCTTGTTAGTAATACCCTTGTCAACTTTGTACAAATCTATTACACGTGCTACAGATTGTGCATCATCTATATTTTCATACAAAGCATTTTGTACCCATTTAGGCTGTGCTTCTGCCCATGTATGAAATGCATCATCTTGTCGTATCTCTATAAAGTCAGGATGCATCTTAACAAGCTCTGCTTCTGCTTTTTCTTTTTGTGCATTTATTTTAAGTTCTTCAAACTCAGCCATGCGTTCTTCTAAAGCATTAGCAGATGCTTGGGCTTTTTTATCAGCAATACTCTCAATAATACCTGCAACATCAGGATATTTTTTAGCCCAAGCTTCTAACTCTTCATCTGTCTTAGGTAATACAAGCTCTTGCTTTGCAGCTTTAGTTAGCTTTGCTTCTAGTGCTTCTATCTTTGCGTTGAACTCTTCTTCTTTCTTTTGTGAGTGTCTACGCAAATCACCATAACGTTTCTTAAAGTTTTTTTCTTCAGCACTTAGCTTACTGTCATCTTCTTCTTGTGCTTTAACTTTTGGTTTTTCTTCTTGTTTGGTATCACTCTCTGCCTGTACTGGTTCAGCTTCAGGCTCTTCGCTACTGGGTTTATCTTGAGTACTTTCTTCATCTGTTATACCTAGAGCTTCTTTCTTCATAGCTAAAAGCTCTTCTTCGTCTTGTTTGATACGTTCTTCGTTGGTTAAGTATCCACCTTGACCCATCATTACTCTTTTAATTTTAGGTTTTACCATTGGATGTGGTTTTGCTTCTTCGCTTGTAGCCATTTGTTTTCTCCTTATGTTGGGGTCAGCCGAAGCTGAGTGGCCTTATAGTTATTTGGATTTTTTCTTTTTACGTTTTTTAGTTACACGTGCGCCTTTGTTAATACCTTGAACCATCATTTGTTCTTCTCTGGTTGGTGTTCTGCTAGTTGGTCTACCCATAGCCTCGTCTGCTGCGCTTTGATTATTAGCAGATGATCTATCAGGACTCCGAGTTGGAGGTAAGAAAGAACTTGGATCATCTTTGACAGATTGAATAAACTTGTCCTGACCTGTAGGCTCAACCGTTTTACTTGGTGTGCCAAAGGCAGCAGAAGCTGCGTCTGCAGATGCCTGTCTAATTTTTGTTCTTGTCTCATCGTCAAACGTAGATGGATACCCACCATCCACACCCGGAGTTGTAACTTGACTTTCAGTTTGAACGTCTGGTGTGTACGGAGCCTCTATGCCTTGATCTGGTGCTAGTGTAGGATCACTGTAATCTACATCAGGTTCTACTGGTTTAGGTATTTGCTCTACAGTTTTCTCAAAATCACGTCCTAGTATTCTATCCAGTAGCGTTGGTTCTTCTCTGTTAGCAAGTTCAAGCAAGTTTTGGTATCTCATCTTATCAACTTCTGTAGTTTCATCAGATACTATTCTACGCTCAATCTCTTTCTTAACTTGTCTTGTCTGGTTCCATAGAGCAAACTTAACTGCAAGACCCATAATAGGATTCAACATACCAAGTCCTGCTGTTATCACATCTCCTTTTAAGTCACTCTGACCTTTGACCATATCAGATAGTTCTTCAGCAGTTAGCTCTCTATAGTTAACACCATCTGGTGTAGGCATATATGTACCACCACCACCGCCGCCGTCAGAGGAGCCACCTGAAACTTGGTTTGATGGAATGTCTGCAGGGTTCATAACAACTGTACTACCAGTACCACCTACAGGGTAGTAACCTTCTGGTATCTCTGTTTGTGGTACACCATCTATAAATGTAATAAATATTCTATGACCTGCATCGTTCATGTACTCACGCATTTCAACAAGACCAGTGCCAGTACCAGTTGTAGTAAACGGAGGCTGGTTAAACTGATCTTCGCCACCTATAAGTCCTCCATCATCAAAACCTAAGTTTTCTTTTAATCTTTCAAAAAAACCTTTGTCATAGTAACGTACATTCATAGGTTCAGTATCACCTGTGTATGCCTGTCTTACACCACCTGCTCCTGTTACAGGGTTTTTCTTCTTCTTAGGTTGTGGTTTAGGTTCTTCTTTGTCTTTGTAATCTCCACCAAAGTTTATCTGTTGTGCAATAGAAGGTCTAACATCATCTGACTTAGGTGGCTTCTTTGTTAGTGTAGGTCTACGATCATCATCTCTAAATAGATTATCAAACTGTTGTTTTATAGCCTCAAATCTATTCTTGGGTTTATCTCTATTGGCTTGCGCTCTGGATACAACAGCAGACATAGATCTATCTCTAGTAGGTGCTTTAGGAGCAGAATAGCTACTGTACATATTACCACGCCCTCTCTCAAAATTCATACCACCTCTATTCATCTCTACTGTATTGTCTTCCTCTTCTCCCATATCTTCAGAAGCTTCTAGGTCTTCTAATGTAAGTTCAATGTCAATGTCAGCCATGTTAGGTGTAGTGGTTGGTAGAGGGCTACCACCAATACGTCCATCTTCTGCCATTTGAGCATAACCTATTTTGGCTTCAGCACGTAGATCTTCAAATAGTTTTACACCATGAAAGTTTACTACGTCAGCAGGAACAACTATCTCACCTTCACTTAGGTTAGCTGGTATGTCATCTCGTACATTCTCTGCTGTAGA